TTGACCATGTAGAAGACCACGCCCACAATTCCGGGGACGAGGGTTTTCACCACGCATTTCATTCACTCATGAACACGCACCATGCCTTGAAAGGTAACCAGCGTGAGGGTCATTCAATCACAACCAAGTACGATGGCGCACCGTCAATCGTTTGGGGTCATCACCCAGAAAACGGTAAGTTCTTTGTTGGTTCTAAATCTGTTTTTAATAAGAACCCTAAGATAAACCACACTCATGAGGATATCGAAAGAAATCACGGTCACGCACCTGGTCTGGCAGAGAAGCTTCACGGCGCATTAAAACATCTTAAAAAGATAACACCAAAAGGTAAAGTGTATCAGGGTGACCTCATGCATTCAGGTGTTAAATCAAAATCAAACCCACACGGCGACGTAGAGGAACACAAAGAATGAAAACGTACAAAGAATTTTTAGAAGAGAACCTAAAGAAAATGGGTGCTTTAAAAAGGAAAATGAAAGACACCATGGATTCTAAAAAAGAACTTCGCCTGTCCAAATTAGAAAGGGATGGTCATTGGCACGATACTGACGATGATCACAGTCAGACTCATCAAGAAGTAGAAGATGATTATTACGATGCTAAACATGACCATAAGAAAAATGTGAAAAAATTACAAGGTCTAGCTAAGGCTGTGAGAAAAGATCCTCAGGGTCAACAGCATATGAAAGATATGGTAAAGAAAGGTAAAGAAAGACAGGATGCTAAAAGAGATAGACTTCGCAGCGATAAATTAGCAGTAAAAAAACCAATCAGTAAAGATGATACAGTCGATTCTGGTAAAAGAAAAGGTAAATTACAAAAGTGGAAACAAGACGCTTTAATTAGAGATAAGAGAAAGTTTAGTAAATAACCATGAGCAAATATTCCTTTACACCCAATACGATTACATACTCTACACCTAAGAACTCAAAGCATGGTAAGGCCATTGCAAAGTCCAAGATAGGTGTTGTACCACATACTGAGTACAAAGGTCACAGCCTTGAGCATATGGAAGCACATTACAATGCTGACACCTCGCAGCTGCATCATCACCCAGATGTTCATGTAGTATCACCTCACGTATCACACCATGGTGAAAGACACCCTGGTTATACCGATGACCATGAAAAGAAGTTTATGAGTCATATGAAACAGGCTACAAAACACTTCAATAGTAAAGAAGAGGGTCATGATGAGGCTGTGAGCGCTCATAAACACAATACACACCTGAATACCTATATCAATAAGACTGTGAGAGAAAGTACAAAACCTACCGTTGCGGGTTATAAGGCCCATCTAAAGTCTGAACACAAGAAGATGGAAGATAAGGTAAAGACTGATAAGGCCAAACAACAGAAACGCGATATGGCCAAGACTCACACTGACCATGTGGATGCCAATAAACATCACTTCAAAAGAGCACTGGACATTCATCACCATTTACAACAGGCTAAGAATACACTTGTAAATGCTATGTCGTCGCACACTGAGTTTGAGCATCATGTTGCTGGTAATAAAACAAAACCGGAAGGGTTTGTAACCAGTCACGATAACAAACCAAGTAAGTTAGTAGACAGAGGTGAGTTTAGTCGTCTTAACTTTCTAAAAGGAAAACCAGGAGAGAAGAAGTAACTCTCATGATCTCTTCATCTGACCCTATAACAAATATTAAAAATACACTCGAAAAATATGATAGAATTGGTGTATGGTTAAGTGGAGGCACAGACTCAGCTATAGGTCTTTATTTGTTACAGTTACACAACATAAAAACAACCATACTGCCTGTGCATGGGTTGAATCTTAATAGATGGAAAAAAGGCGCAAAAATACTCAGAGACGAAATTTCAGAAAACGTGATAAAAATAGTAAGAGAAAAATTTACAAACAAATCTCATTTACTTAACGATTTATATTGTTTTGATTATGATTTAGATTATGAGTTAGAAGTAAATAAAACTCACAGAGATTACCATAAGCCTGTTGAGGATAAATTGATTGATGAGGGAAAGATTCAAATAATGATGGGATTCGCAACAAAGAATCCTCCGGCGCCAATACTAACAAATCACCAGGGAAGAGATTCATGGAGAGACAAAACAAAGGCTAACAATAAAATACCTTTTATACAACGCGACAAAAAATGGATTGCTAGTCAATATAAAAAATATTACTTGATGGAAGATTTATTTCCCATAACGGTTACCTGCAACGGAGTAATAGGACCATGCAAACAATGTTTTCCTTGTCAGGAAAAAAAATGGGCTTTTGACGTATACGACGCAGGAGTTAGGCAATGAAAACCTTTAATCAGTTCATGCTAGAGGTATCTGCTGATACTGATATCGTAGCCATTGGTCATGCTAAAGAATATGAGAAAGCGTCTGAAGACCAAAGAGACGCTGCTAGTGCTGCTGGCCGTATTCGCAGTAGGGATGCCAAGAGTCAGATAAAAAAGAAAGAATTAAAACAAAAGGCTCAAGCATCTCGTGAAAGAGCCAAGAAACATTTAGAAGTTATTAAAAAAATTCGCAAACAATATAAACAAAGAGGAGGATAGCCTTTCATTATGTGACATTCCGTACCAAAAAGAAAAAGGAGCACTTATGCTAGTATACGAAGATTACGATTATGTAGATCTACAGGCCTTTAAGAACAAACGGAGAAATAAGAAACAAAGAAGAAAACAACCATCGAACGGACTCTCGCTTTCACACATACAACCAAAGACAAAAAATCAACAGGCCGTGTTCGATGCCTACTCACAAAACAAACACTGTGTTCTTCATGGTGTAGCCGGTACAGGCAAATCCTTCCTCTCGCTCTACCTCGCACTCGATGAGGTACTCAATCAAAACTCAAAACAAAAAATCATCTGTATACGTTCTGTCGTACCAACAAGAGACATGGGTTTCTTACCTGGTAACGAACACGAAAAGGCCAAAGTATACGAACAACCTTATCAAAACATTGTACAGGAATTAATGGGTCGTGGTGATGCGTACAAAATTCTCAAAGATAAAAAACAATTTGAATTCATGACTACATCATTTCTTCGTGGTCTTACTTTTGATAACGCAATCGTGATTGTAGATGAAGCACAGAACCTTGAGACTCATGAGCTTGATACCATCATTACAAGAATGGGTAAGAACAGTCGTCTTGTAATTGCAGGTGACTTTCGACAATCAGACCTCATGCAAAATGGATTACTGCGATTTATATCGATACTACATAGAATGAAGAACTTTGCTTTTATTGACTTCAATACAAACGATATCGTAAGGAGTGGTCTCGTGAAAGATTATATCATTGCTAAGGAAATGTATGCATAATGCACATAGAGGAACTGATGTGGAATACTATGGATCCCAAAGATCTATGGATACTTGATAAGCTTATACTATCACGTTATCTTGGATATAGATGTGGCCCATCGGGGACTGATGTTTCGGTCCCCGGTTGGTACTGCGTTCGGCCTTGTGTAAACGCATTTGGTATGGGACTTGATACTCAGAAAATATACATAGAAAAGAGTACAGACCATTTACCACCAGGTACCTTTTGGTGTGAATGGTTTGAAGGTGAACATCTTTCTGTTGATTATGAATGGGGCAAACAAAGACTATGTGTATCTGGTATCAAAAGAGTAGATACCTTCGTACAATGGGACAAATGGGTAAGAGTATCAAATAAGGTACCTTTACCAGATATTCTCAAAAATAATTTCTATCACCAACGCTGGATCAATTGTGAGTTTATTGGTGGTAAGCTCATTGAAGTTCATTTTAGATATAACACCGACTTTAGATGGAATAACGATGAATACATTCCTGTCTGGACAAAAGATGTAACTGTACCAAGTGGTTATACTTATGTGAATGACCCAGAACCAGTTGCTGGTCGGGTCGGGGCACTTATAAAATGAGGTAGAAAATGAAAGTATATAATGATTTGAACTTTGATTTTTGGAATTTTAATAGAGATTTATTATATTTTCAATATAAAGGAATAGATACAAATAGAAGATATTTAAGTTATAAAGAATTGTTCTTAAAGGGTGTACTTGATAACCAAGATTTATATATGCACAAAATTTTAAAAATGTTCAGAGAAAAATATGTAGTAAACGAATCTTGGTTCATAGAATATTTTACACGCAGACAATTCAATATACTTCATACTAATCAATCTAATACAGGTTCTATCATATGTCTGTTTTTACATAGAAACGAAAAAACAAATCATTACATATATAATTTTAAAGAAGATAAAAAAATCAATATAAAAAGTGGTCAGTACATAATTTTCGGTAATGAAATCAACGATCAAGAAAATCCTTGTATACTTATTAATGGAAATTGGGATCTAAACGAGAAAGGCGTTTCAAGAAATAATGATCCCAATCATTTTGATAATCTATGGAAAATATCTTTCAAGATGATTAATCAAGTTTCTTCCAGTGATTTAAAGTAATAGAATTCAACTTAGGTTTTTCTCCATCATATATAACATTCTGCCAACAATCTTTAGATTTAATATCATCACAGGTCTGAACCATGTTTTCATGTAATTTCCAATCAATTCCAACCATGTCTTTATCTTTAAATTTATTCAAAACTTTTCTGAATTTTAATCCTTGCATTGATATGAAAATAGTTTCATAATTTCCAATATAATCTAATTGATACTCTAAAAGATATTGGCTTCTTCTTTTATCATACTCATTGGTCAATATATATCTTCTATATTCCGGAAATACATATGTTCTGGTTAATAACCTATAACAACCTTCATAATATCTTTGTATCGTGCTAAAAGACCATATCTCATCTTTATTATCTAAAAGAAAAAACCAATTTAGATATTTCTCATCTTTATAAGTTTTTGGAATCTGGTCAAACCAACCTCTGTTTCTCTTATCTTCCTTTCTATTTAAATATTTCAGTCTTTTTAACTCAAATAAAAATCTATCTTCTCCCAGTTCATCGAGAGTAACGACTTGTTTCATACCTTTATCATTCTTATAAAATGAGCAGTAGGGTCAAATTGCCACCATTTCCATCCTATTTTCCAATTCCAAGGTTGTTCGTGATGATTGGCATGCCAACCTTCTCCAGCTGTCAATATATTGGTAATAAAAGAATTTCTAGGTTGACCACTCCTATGTGAAAGTGTATTCAATATACTATAACCATGAAAAGCAAATACAATAGGTATAGCATATAAAAATATAAACAACAAAGGGTCTATAGCAAGTAGTATTGCAGCAACTGCAATTTTTAATTTAAAGTAATGATTGTAAAACCAACGAACTAATTTGTCTTTCATAATCTTCTTAATACATCGTCTTTCAATGTTTGTATCGTATCCCCAGGTATTTAAATATACTTTCATAAGGCCTTTTACCTTATAACTATGGGGGTCGCCTTCTTTATCACTATAGAAATGATGCATTCTATGAGCACCTACCCATGTTAATACTGGACCTGCGCCACTAAATAACCCTAGAAAGTTGACTACATATGGATACCATTTCTTAGTCTTAAAAGCACCATGTGAATAGTATCTATGATATCCACCACTTATAGAAACTATAGCGATTAGATACCACCATAAAAAACTAATCAAAAACATCCATAACTCACCATAAAGAATAGCAGGTACTATCATAAGGTGGCAGACAATATGGTTTAATAATAATTTAGTGGTGTTATTCATACAATTACCCTTTAGAAGCAACACAGCCATTATATCATAGTATATATTTATTGTCAACCCCTTGACATAAGTTTTTACCCATGATATAATGGTCCAATGTTATACGGAGGTATTATGTCAAACACTTTTTACACATCAGTAGAAAAATACGGTAATAAAATACTGTATGTTGGTTATGAAAACGGAAAGAAAGTTTCTTTTTCAGATGATTTTCATCCAACACTTTTTGTTCCTACAAAAGAAAAAACAGAATATCGTACTCTTTTTGGAAAGAAAGTAGATACGATTCAGCCTGGAACGATGAAAGAATGCCAAGAGTTTATTGAAAGATATGAATCAACAAACTTTGAGGTTTCTGGTAATCGTAACTTCGTTCAACAATACATTGCCGAAAAGTTTCCAAATGGTACAATGTATGACCCAAATATCATTCGTACTGTTTATATTGATATCGAAGTTGCGTCTGACCAAGGGTTTCCTGAACCAAAGATAGCCGATAAAGAAGTCACAGCTATTGCTTTGAAATATAACTTTGATGATACTGTATATGTCTGGGGCTATGGTGAGTATGAACCTGATGAGAATGTGGAGTATGTGAGATGTAAAAACGAAAACGAACTTCTGCACCTATTTCTTGATAACTGGTCAAAGAATTCTCCTGATGTAATCACTGGTTGGAATGTCAAGGGTTTTGATATGCTTTACCTTGTGAATCGTATCAGTAGAATGTTAGGAAACGAAGAAACGAGACGATTTTCACCATTCAAAATGTTACCAAAAAGTTCTAGAACATCTAATCGTGGAAACACATTTTCTAATTCTGGAGGTAAAATTAAACAAGAGGTAAAAAACACCAAAGAAGCTTATACATTTCCAGGTGTTATCACTCTTGACTATCTTGAACTGTTTCGTCGTTTTGGTTATTACTCTTATGGTAATCAAGAATCTTACAGCCTTGATAACATTGCCAATGTAACACTTGGTGAAAAGAAACTGGACTATTCTGAATATGGTACACTGGCTGAACTTTACATACAGAATCACCAGAAGTTTATTGACTACAATGTAAGAGACACCTTGCTTGTAGAAAGAATTGATAAACAGACTAACATGCTTGGTTTGGCACTTACTCTGGCCTATAAATCAAATGCGGTTCTGACTGCACCAATGGGTACTACAAAGCTGTGGGAAACCTACATCTACAATGTAATGTATCGTAATAACATTGTAATGCCTGCGATGAGTAGAGGTAAATCTATTGGTCAAATCAAGGGTGGTTATGTAAAAGAACCACATGTTGGTGCTCACAAATGGGTTGCGTCGTTTGACTTGAACAGCCTATATCCGCATTTGATTATGCAATATAATATGTCACCAGAAACGATTGGTTCTATGTTAGGTGGTCATACTGTAGAACAGTTGTTAAATGGTAAAGAAGTCAATGCACCAACAGACCATTGCATTACACCTGGTGGTCAAACTTTTAAAACAACACGAAAGGGTTTGTTTCCCTTTATCATTGAGAAGGAGTATGCTGAACGATCTGAAATTAAGAAAGAAATGTTGCGTGTTCAACAAGAAATAGAAGACAATGGTTCTACTCCGAAACTTGAACAGAAAAAGGTTCATCTGAATAATGAACAAATGGGTATCAAGATTCTCATGAACTCACTCTACGGTGCGATGGCCAATGAATACTTTCAATTCTTCCATAACAACACGGCTGAAGCAATCACACTGTCTGGTCAGTTGACCATTCAATGGGCTGAGAAACATGTGAACGAGTATCTACAAAAGGCCATGAACGATGATAAAGATCGAATCATTGCAATTGATACAGATTCTATCTATGTCTGTCTGGATGATTTTGTGAATAAGTTTGTTGGTGATGCGAACGACGAGAAATGTAC